AGACAACTATCGCAGGATATTTGGCTCGTTCAGACCTAACAACTCAAATCCCAGACTTTATTCGTTTGGCAGAGATTCGCTTGCGTAGAGACTTGCGTATTCGCCAGATGTTGAATTCAACTACGCTAACCTGCACATCAGGAACAGCGACAGTTAGTATTCCTAGTGACTTCTTGGAAGTAAAAGATTTTGTAGTAAATGGTAATCCTGTGATGCCATTGAACTATGAATCACCATCTTTGTTCTCTCGTAATTCACGAAGCATGGATGCTGGTAAGCCACTAGATTACACAGTCTTGTCTAGTACATTCAAGTTAGCACCTATTCCTGATAGTGCATATACGCTGAATTTGGTTTATTCTGCTGCGCCTACTTATTTGAGCGACTCAAACACAAGCAATACATTCTTGACTGTGTGTCCTGATTTGCTCTTATATGCGTCATTGCTAGAAGCAGAGCCTTACTTGATGAATGATGCTCGAATCAACACATGGGGAACTATGTTTGACAGGGCTATGAATTCGTTGACTCGTTCTGATGAGAAGGGTCAATTCTCTGGCGTTCCATTGGCAATGCAAACAACATACATCTGATATGCCTACACAAAGAATACAACTAGGTGAGTGGATGCCTGACCAGTCAGGTATTACTGGTGTTTTAACAGACGCTAAGAATGTCGTTTCTCAAGCTGTTGGTTATGGCCCTTTCCCTAGTGCTGTAGCCTTTTCTGGTACTGCTGCCGAAGAACTATTTACCTTATACGCTGCTAAGAATCCAGACTCAACAACTCAGTTGTTTACTTCTGGTAACACTAAGATTTATACAGTTGATGGTGTTGGCGCATTGACTGAAGTTAAGTCAGGAATGACTACTGGTATTAACGACAAGGTGCGTTTTACTCAGTTTGGCAAGGTTGTCATCACAACCAACAATGCTGACAAATTGCAAGCATGGACGCTAGGAACATCCACTTCATTCGCTGACTTGGACGCTTCTGCACCTATTGCTAAGTACATTACTGTCGTGCGTGATTTTGTGGTTGTGGCTAATACTTATGAGAGTAGCGCACAGCAACAGTATCGTGTTCGCTGGTCTGCAATCAATGATGAAACAGATTGGACAGAGGATGTAAACACTCAGGCTGACTATCAAGATATTCCTGATGGCGGTCAGATTGTTGGTATTCGTGGTGGTGAGTTTGGCTTGGTTTTCTTGGAGAGAGCCATTAGCCGAATGACCTATGTTGGTACGCCATTCATTTTCCAGTTTGACAATATCTCTCGTAACAAGGGTTGTATGGTTGCTGGCTCAATTGCTCAGTACCAAGGCATCACATTCTTCTTATCTGATGATGGTTTCTATTTATGCGATGGTCAAACGATTCAACCAATTGGAAGTGAGAAGGTTGACCGATTCTTTATTAACGATGCTTCAGAATCTGATTATGGTTCTATGTCTGCTGCTGTTGACCCTGTTCGCAAGTTGGTTATATGGAACTATGTTGCTATCGATGGAAATCGTAAACTGATTATTTACAACTTTGCAACTAAGAAGTGGACATATGCAGATGCAGGTACAGATTACTTGTCTGAAGCCTCTACAGCGTCTGTAACTCTTGAGCAGTTGGACAGCATCAATGGTTCTATTGACGCATTGACAACAAGCCTTGACTCTCGTTTGTATGTTGGTGGTAAATACTTCCTTGGTGGTACGTTAGGAAACAAGGTTTACACATACACAGGCGCAAACCTTACAGGTCAGATTTCTACTGGAGACATTGACTTAGGTGGTGTTTCTTTGGTGACATTGGCTCGTCCACAAGTTGACAATGGTTCAGCCACTATTGCGGTAGCTTCTCGTGCATTGTTAAACCAAAGTGTGAACTATGGAACAGCCGTAGCAGCAGACTCTGAGAACAGGGTTTCTTTGCGTAGTTCTGGTAGATACCACAGACTCCAGTTAGTTCCTACTGGTGCAGACTGGAAAAACGCTGTGGCTATTGATGTAGATGTTGTTGGTCAAGGGGTTCGCTGATGTTTAGAAGCCTACCTGCTTTCGGTGGTGACCAACGAGCCGTGGCAGAGGTGGTTCGTGGCATCATGGATGGCAAGACCAATAACACAGGCACAATTACTCTGGCGACTGGTGGTGCAACTACTACCACTTTGGTGGACAGAAGGATAGGCCCAGAAAGCGTAATCCTGTTTGCGCCAGCCTCTGCTGCTGCATATTCAGAAGTAATGCCTTATGGGGCTTTTCAGAGTTTAGTTGACCAAGGAATTGCTACAGCAAATACTGCCTATGCAATGACATTGGATACTGTTGATTACTCAAATGGGGTAACTCTGAGCAACAGTTCTAGGATGAATGTCAAGAACGCAGGTGTTTACAACTTCCAATGGTCTGGTCAGTTTAACAATACTGATACTCAAATCCATGATGTGAGCGTTTGGTTGCGTAAGAATGGAACAGATGTAACTGGTTCTACAGGTGTTATTTCTGTCCCTAACTCTCATGGTGGCGTGGATGGTCACTCAATTGTTGGATGGAACTACTTTCTAGAGTTGGCTACTAATGATTACATTGAGTTGTGGTGGTCATCTACTAGCGCAACCATTTCATTAGAGCATTTACCTGCCCAAACAAGTCCGACAAGACCATCTACAGCGTCTTTGATTACTACATTGAATTTCATCACACCAAATTCATTGACAAACATCTATACAAGTTCTCAAGGACAAGGTACGGCAACAATTAACCACTTTGCAAATTCAACGGCAAATAAGACCTACAGATATGCAATTATTGGTTGATTTCTAGCAAATTTTGATTAAAATGGATTCCGTGGATGACCCGCTATGGAATCCGAAACTCTAGGAGTAAAACATGGCGACTACTACCACATCACAAATTGACCCAACAATCCAACCATATCTAGGTTATGGATTGCAACAAGCGCAGCAGTTGTATCAGGGCGGTGGGCCTCAGTACTATGGTGGTCAGACTTATGTAAGTCCATCAACTACCACTCAAACAGGTTTACAGGCTCTTGAGGCTCGTGCTTCTTTGGGTAACCCATTACTCCAGTCTGCTCAGAATCAACTCCAGAGTACAGTTTCTGGTAACTTCTTGGGTGGCAATCCTTTCTTCCAAGGTGCGTTCCAACCTGCTGCACAAGCTGCTGAGACTCAGTTCAAGCAGACTTTGGGTGACATTTCATCTAAGGCTAGTTTGGCAGGGCGTTATGGCTCTGGTGCTATGGGTCAGTTGCAAGACCGAGCCACAGGCGCATTTGGTCAACAGTTGGCTAATACTGCTGGTCAGTTGGCTTATCAGAACTATGCAGATGAGCGTAATCGTCAGCAACAAGCTACATTGGCTGCCCCTGCAATGTCTCAGGCTGACTACCAAGACATTCAGAATATGTTGCAAGCTGGTCAAATCCGTGAGGGTTACACAGGTCAGCAACAGCAAGCAGATATTGCTAAATTTAACTTCTTGCAAAATCAACCACAACAGAACTTGCAGAACTATCTGTCATTGGTCTATGGCAACCCACTAGGACGAGTAGCTTCATCTACCACTAGCGGTGCAGCAGATACATCTACATTGCAGAATGTTCTTGGTTTGGCTGCTGTTGGTGGTGGTTTGTATAAGAATCTTGGTTCACCTAATTTGGGTAGCTGGTTAAGTAACTGGGGTTCAACTCCTAGCAACTTTGTAGATGTTGGTAATTTAGGTGCTGCATCTAACGCTACTTTAGCGCAGTATGGGATTATCTAATCATGGCTGGACTATTAGACATTTTTGGTACTAGCGGTGCAGACACAATGGGTCTGCTCGGTATGTCACCTGCTGACATTGCTCGTAATCGTGAAGACGCACAAGCACAAGCATTGTATGCCATAGCAGGACGATTATTCCAAGGTGGTAACACAGGTGCTTCTATTGCTGAAGGCTTAATGAAGGGTCAACAAGCATATCGTGGTGGTATGCAAGGTGCTTTGCAAGAACAATTGCAGAATGTCCAGTTGCAAGACATGATTCGTAAGCGTCAGCAAGAGCAAGCAGCATTGATGCGTCAGCAAGCTGTTGAGCAAGAGATTACAAAAGCATATCGTCCTGAAGTGTTTGCTGAGACACCATTGACAAATATGATGGGCCAAGAGATTGCAGGGCCAAATCAACCACAAGCTGCTGGTCTTGGCATGGAAGCATTAGCACCTAAACTAATGGCTACTCCTGAAGGTCGTAAAGCACTCAAAGATTTGCAACCAGAGTACAAAGAAGTCAATGGTGCGCTTTATGAGATTTCTGCTGGTATGCCTCCAAGATTGGTTGCTGGCTCTAAGAAGCGTGATACTGTAACAGTAGGTAATGTTGTTCTTGATAAAGACAACATGAGTGTTCTTTACACAGCACCAGAAGCACCTGCTGCATCTATCAAAGAGTTCCAAGACTTTAGTAAATTAACTCCAGCAGAAAAACAAGCATATTTGCTGTTGCAAGAACAGAAGCGTCCAAGCACAACAATCAATATGCCATCAGAAGGTGAGCGTAAATCAGCCGTTCTTGCAAGCCGTTTGAACTTCAGCGTAGGTCAAATGAATGAAGCAATTGGTTTAGACCCTAAAGCGGCTTTGCCAAATACTGCTGCCGAAGTTGCTCGTTTTGTTTCACGAACAGATTTCTTGCCAAACAAGATTAACACCGAACAGCGTCAGATTGTTGAGGCAGCACAAGAGGATATTCTTGATGCGGCTTTGACATTGGGAACTGGTGCGGCATATAGCCGTGAGCAGTTGGCTGGTTACAAAAAGTCTTTCTTCCCACAAATGGGCGACAGTACTGCGACAGTTAAAACAAAGCAAGAGCGTCTTACAAACTTGCTTAAATCTGCTGAAGTTGCATCTGGTCGTGCGGCAAAAGAAATTACTGTCCCAATTCCTGCACCTGCATCAGCACAACAAACTCCTACAATTGGTGGTTTGCCAAGTCAAAACGCTATTCAAGCAGAGATTGAAAGACGCAAAAAGGCTGGTGGATAATGGATTTAACTAAATTATCAGATAGTGATTTGCTTGCTTTACAAGCTGGAGATTTAACTAAAGTCTCTGATGCAGGTTTAGCAATTCTGAATCAAGGTCAACCTAAAGAGCCAACACTCAGAGAATCATTTGAGCGTGGCGCAGGTTTGGCTTATCGTGCTATGGCCCCTACATTAACTGGCGCACAGATTGGCTCGTATGGTGGCCCGCTAGGTGCTGTTATTGGTTCAATGGCTGTTCCTGCTGCTGATGCTGTTAACTCTTTAATTAACTTAATTGCTTCTCCATTTACTGATAAGCGATTGATGCCAGCATCTCAAGCTATTCAAAACTTGATGACTCGTGCTGGCGTTCCTGCTGCACCTGAAACACAAACTCCAACAGAGCGAGTTGTTGGAGCAGGTCTTGAGTCCATGACTGGTGTAGCTAGAACTATTCCTTCATTGATTAAAGCATCTACAACGGCAGCATCTCCAGTTACTCGTGGTGTTACAGAGCAATTAGCTGTTGCGCCTAAGACTCAAGCAATTGTGTCTCCAACAGCAGTTATGGCTGGTCAAACAGTTACAGAAGCTACTGGCAATCCTTTATATGGTGCAGCTACTACATTGGCTACAGGTGCTGCTGGTGGTGTTAAGCGTCCTCAAAAAGAACAAGCACTATCTACACAAGCATTAGACAGAATTGCTACTGATAGATATAACCAATTACAACAATCTGGTGTTCAGTTAAAGACTGATGAGTTTGTTGATTCAATGGATAAGATTGCAAAAGGCTTGAGAGATGAAGGATATACACCTAAAGCATATCCAAAGATTTCTGGTGCTATTGAAGAACTTACATCTACTACGCAACCAAAAGATTGGACTGAACTTCAGGCTTTGCGTAAGATGATTCGTGGTGGTCAAAAGAGTATTGACCCAGAAGAAAGACGAATTGCATCAATCCTTTTGGATGACTACGACAATTACTTGATGACTGTTCCTAAAGAAGCAATTGCTGCTGGCGACATGAAAAACGCAGGTCAGTTGTGGTCAGAGGCTCGTAATGCTTATTCAAAGATGAAGAAGTCTGAAGTCTTTGAGGATATGCTTAACGAGGCAAAATTAGATAAAAGCAAGTTCACACAATCTGGTGAGGAAAACTCTCTTGCAAAACAGTTGCGTCAGTTAGCTAAGAACGACAAGAAAATGCGTCTGTTCACTAAAGATGAGCAAGCTGCTATTGAGCAAGCCGCTAAAGGTGGCAATGTTCAGAATATGTTGAAGTTCTTTGGTCGCTTTGCACCGACTGGCCCTGTGAGTGGATTATTTACTGGTGGCGCAACTGTGATGGCCCCTGCTGTCGGTATCCCAATGGCTCTAGGTGCTGCTGGTTCTCGTGTTGGTGCTACTAATATGCGTAGGACTAGCGTAGAGGATTTAGCTAATATGATGCGTTATGGTGGAGTTCCACAAACAACAGGTGGCGCATTTAGGGCGGTAACGCCAATAACAGCTAGAGGTCTTTTGTCTATTGAAGACTTAGACCAAGAACAGCGTAATCTTTTGGGTATCCAATAAGGACTAACATGGCAAAGACCAAGATTTCAGAATACAGCAGTACCGCAGGGAACAATACTGACATTAACAGTATTAACTTAGCGGAGGGTATGGCCCCTAGTTTGGTCAACAATGCCATTCGTCAATTGATGGCTCAGTTGAAGAACTTTCAAGATGGTTCTGCTGGTGACAATGTAACTGTTGGTGGTAACTTGTATGTGACTGGCACATCTACCATGACAGGTGCAATTACTGCTTCTGGTGGTATCAATGGCAATCTAACATCATCTTCTGCAACGATTACTGGCGGTACTATCAATGGTGCTGTTATCGGTGGTTCATCTGCCCAAGCAATCACAGGAACGAATGTAACGGCTACTGTCGGCTTTACTGGCCCATTGACAGGCGCAGTAACAGGCAATGTAACTGGTAATGTCACAGGTGCTGTAACAGGTAATGTGACTGGTAACCTGACAGGCAATGTCACAGGCAATGTAACGGCTGCTTCTGGTACTTCAACATTCAACAATGTGACCATCTCTGGCTCATTGGATATGGATGCAGGTACATCAGCAACCATTACTGGCTTGGCTAACCCTGTAAACGATTCTGACGCTGCCAACAAGGGTTATGTTGATGCACTAGCCCAAGGCATTGATGCTAAAGCCTCATGTGTTGTAGCTACAACTGCTAACATCACTTTATCTGGTACACAAACAATTGATGGCATTGCAGTATCTGTTGGTGACCGAGTACTGGTTAAAGACCAATCTACTGCTTCACAGAATGGTATCTATCTGTGCGCCTCTAGTACATGGACTAGAACAACTGATGCAAACACATGGGATGAGTTGGTTGCTGC